CCAGGTGAACACTCACCATCTAAGTAAAAGTAAAAAGGTTCTGAAATAACGATGGTCTCTAAACAAGTTCCACCCGAGAAAATCGGACAAGGGAACGCAGAGAGAACCTCAGCCTCAGAATCAAAAATATATGGATTGTCCAACGGAACAAATCCCCCACCACCAATACCTATAATTTCATAGGGAACATCTTGGTAGTTGAAGTATTGACCCACAACTATTGTATCACCGGTGTATGAGAAATACATCAATGTATCATCACATAGATTACGTCCTATCAATGGAGCACCCGTAGGTAAAGGAATTGGTGTCGGAGTAGGGGTTGGAGTAGGACAAGGGGTTGCGCCAGGACAAGCACCTAAGTCAATCGCATCCCACAATACAGATGTTGGGAATGGGTCATTTGCACAAAGCTGAACACCCACCAAAGGAGGAATAGCATAGGTCAGTATCGTTCCACAACAACCCGTATAGGTTATGTTAAGAACGTATTCCACATTTGAGGATACACCATATTCTACACAATCTCCCGAGAACGGAATAGGACAACTACCCAATACAGAGAACGTAGCCCCCGAGATTGTATCCTCACAAGCACAGACATCAACAAAGTCATCGGGTGGAATTGAACCCGTTTCTGTTGAACCACTACAAGAAACGTAATCAAATACAATCGGAAAATCGGGGTCTGGATTAAACACACGATAAGTCAAACACACACAGGCATCACACTCACCATTGTTGCTAAATATTCTTGCATTGTCATTTAAGAATCTTGTTGAGTTCTGACAAGCACAATAGTTGAAAGATGTCAATGGGTCAATCAGAGCTGATTCTTGAACACCCAAACAATCCAAATAAGTGATTGATAGTTGAGCCTCTTCTGAAAGATTGGTGATTGTATAATTAAAACAAGAACATCCATCAAACACATCAATCTCGGGTTCTGGTGGTGTTGGTTGGTTTAACGTTCCTTCTAATTCAACTGAATAATATTTAACTCCATTGGGGAAGTTTATCCCGTGTTCAGTAATGTTTGGAACACCAGCTCCGACATAGATTACTTGTTCCTCTGCGAAGTTAGTTGGGTTAGTCCAAAAGTGGTCGTAGTAATTACACGATGGACGAGTTCCACAATTAGCCTCCACATTGAAGGTTCTGCCAGTAGAAATAAGAGTATTGTCTTCATCATAAAATTTAAAGATGGCTGAGTATACTTGACGAGCCGGTAAATCCACAGCGATGTCATAATAATTTAACGCACCAAGGGTTGCGTAATCTGTTGGTCGTATCCATCTTGTCCTTGGTGAGTTTGTCATAAAACGAGATGTATATTGTGGGAATGTGCCAGTTGAACCAGTCAGATAGAATGGATTGAAATTATATTGTTTTCCATTGAACCACTCTTTAACACCATTGTATGTGTATCCCACATTACTTCTAATTGATGGTTGACCGACTTGTCCATTACCATCATAAAACGAAACAACACCATTGGGAATCAATGAATATTCCTCACCAAGCATAATAGAATATACAATCATATTATCTTTCAAATAACCCCAAGCAGCCAAATGTAATGAGGTGTCCCCACTACACCCTTGATTGGCAGGTTGTGATGCCGTGTAGTTTAATAATATTGGTGATAGGTCTAACTGACCCCACCCTTCTGATGATGGCGTAATTTTAAGTTGAGCAATCTGTCCTTCATCGGTGAATACATCTACCACATAACGATACTTGTAATACGAGGGGTCGGTTGCTGCTGTTGATATAAATTGGAAAACCAAGTTTCCATAAACCGGTTCTATTGTGTTTGGTTGTGATAAAAATGTAATCATTATATTTTAATTGCGATGTTAAATGTCTCTTGACCTAATAGGTTTATTCTGTTGAATACATCACCGAGTTCAGCTCTTAAAGCCTCGTCTTGATATTCGGGTCTCTCTAATAAAACCTCAACATAATCACTGACCTTTTTTTGGAACTCATCTTGGAATAGTTTATACCCTGCATAACCTACCTTGGTAAGTTTTGTTGCGATGGCGTAGGCGATACTTTTACTCTCGGGTGGAACTTTCTTTAACTTGGTTCTAACCCAAGGTTCAAGTTTGGTTTCAACAATAAACTTGCTGATGAATTTCTTACCTGGTTTTGACCCATCACCAAATACGTAGTCAACACCATAGTCAGCCATCAAAAGATATATCTCATCATCAACCACTTCATAATCTACTGAGTTGTATAAATTACCCGACTTCTGATTGGATGAAAAGTTGTAGGGACTGCCCTTCTTTGGCATCTCCCCTATCTTAGTGAAACGTGGTCTTGGTGTTAGAATTTCTTCCTTTACCAAAACCACCATCTCTTTTCCAATATCGTTGAGTAGTTTTTCTAACATCTTAGTTATACAATGGTGGTAGACAAGCCGTCTGAATTACTTGTATTGTTATTGTTGCGTCAACCCCTACCACCGATTCTTTAAACCTATCCATAAACGGAGAAAACTGAACTGGTTGTTGTAGGAAGTATCCGTAGTCAGTCAACTGATTTGTGAACCAATTATAAAAGTCATTGAGTATTTCGTGGCATAGGGATAAACTTGATAATTGGTTTGACTCACCTTCAACCCCCACAAATTCATTTAATAAATCATAGATTAAAATACTAAAGTTAAAAGATGTGTAGTCATTGTATATCTGACTTGGTTGGGGGACGATGTGTATTGCTGGATATTCGGTGATATAATCTTCCCTTGAATAATCTGAAAGATTACCCCAAGACCTTGTCTTGAGTATTGGATGTTGACCTGCAAACTGATAGAATAGGTATATCAGATTTTGGTATGTTAAATTCTGTGGGGTGCTCATTAGTGTATTGAGTTTTGTTGTTTTTGTCTTTCTTTATTAGCCTTGTCCAACCTATAAGATAAATAGTTCAATACCTCCATTATATTAAGATTCAATACGGGTTCAACACTTAGAATATTATCTCCTGCACATAACATCAAAGAGTTGTAATAATAATCAACTACCGATTGGACTACTTCTCTTGGGTCTTGTTTTTGAGTTGTTGTGTCCTCTGTTCTATCTTCTTCTCCGAAGAGGATAGGGAATTTTCTGTAAGTTTCTGTGCGAAACTGGTTAAAAAAAAAAGGGCTGATAAGACAACGGATATAGGGAAATCCATAAATTCTTGAATCCTATTTTGACATTCCCCCAAGTCATACTTTATCAATTCTCTTTCATCACCGATTTTATCATTAGCACAAGGACGATACAGATGGGTTGCTAGTAATGGAATGTTGACGGGTTGTTGTGTTAAGAACACCTCATAGTTTATCCATTCACCATAACTTAGTTGTGATGGTTTTATCAATCCATAATTCTTTCCGTTAAACTCATAGACAAGGTTCAAGGCTGTGATGTCCTCAGAAGCACCATACTCTGATTTCAGTACTTTAGCGATGAACTTGACCTCAGCAAAAGGTGCTTCAATAATATCTTTCTTGGGGGCACCAGTAAAATAGTGAATCAAATCCACATCTGACTTTTGTCCTATTGTATCCAACTCCATATATTGTCTAATGGTAATTGGTTTTACATCATATTCTTTTTTATCTAATACTAATTTCATCCTTGTCCTTTTGATAGTTTTTTATAGAACTTACTCCCCTTGTGATTGGAGTGTTTTGTCTTGGAGTGAACTCCTTTTCTTGACACTTTTGGTTTAACCAATAAGGTCGCTGTGTTGGTCTTTTTCATAAAAATTATTTAGTTTGTCAATGACTTGTGATATGGTAATTTTCTCATCTGTTGACATCTTTTTTATCTTATCAAATACGTGTTGTTTTAGATATACGATTTTATAATCATACACATATTCTTTATCTTCGTTGTATTTTCTTTTGAACTTCATCATACAAATGAATATTTTGTTTTTGGTTTATATGCCATTTGGGTAATCAAGTATCTACTTGAATCTAAAAGGTGGTCTCTGCCGATAGGTTTAGATGTGATGTTTCCAGACCGGTCTTTACCCCATCTGTAGTTTTTTATTTCTTCAATAAGATTGGTTGAGGATTCATCAATCTGAATCTTCCATCTCTTCATTTCGTTGATTCCAAATAGGACTGAACCGGCTTCCTTGCGCACGGGTATTACTTTTTTATACCCACGTTTTCTGAGCTCTTCAAGCATCCTCGGTTCTGATGAATCACATACGATGTCAAAGTTTTTATGGACTCCACCTTCCTCAAGTTTATAGGCGATGTCATCTATCAACAATCCCTTCTCATAGAATACTTCCTTGAGGTAGATTATATTGTCGGGTTCATTGATTACCCCATACACACACGCACACTCATCTTGACTATAACCCCAATCCAATCCTATCCCTAAGAACTTAGAATACCTTGGGGGTTCTTTAACAACCTCCCAATTCACAAATATGGTTTCTCTTGGTTTGATTCTTTTACCAAGAGCGTATACCTCATACATCTCGGGGTCAAGCTCCTTAAGCCCCTCAATAGCATCTACAACCCTCTGCTCTAAGAATGGATTTTGTTTGTAGGTTGAAATGATTAGTTCTG